AGAGAAAGAGAAAGAGAAAGAGAAAATAGGGAGAGAGAAAGAGAAAGAGAAAGAGAAAGAGAACGTGAAAGTAAAGAACGCGAAGGTAGAGAGCGTGAGAGTAGAGAAAAGACGCATAAAAGATCTAAGAGTTCTGGAAGACATAATAGCGATAGGACTGAAAGAAGGAGTGATCCTGTAATTGGATCGGCTCCTATAAGTGTTCCAAGATCGATCTTAAGAAATTCAGAGGGGTCTGCTCCAGCATCAACTTCAACTACACCACCAACCATGATAGATGTATTTTCTGTACCTGAAACACATTTTATATCACAATCGCCGAGAATAATGAGAAGAAATTTTTCACAACAACAACAGGGAGTGGGAGCAGTCGCACAACAACTATCATCAATGCAAGGAGTAAGATTTAATAATTCTGTTGAAGAAACAGATCAATATGTACCACGTAATCTATCTAGACAAAATTCGAACTCTATAATCAATAGAGCTAAGGGCAGACCGCTGCCCTCATGAAACTAAAGAGACCCTCTAAAGCGAATGTCTTTAGCGAATGTCTTTAGCGAATGTCTTTAGCGAATGTCTTTAGCGAATGTCTTTAGCGACTGAAGCTGTAAGCTCTATTGGCCTCACTGCACTAGCGATAAGCCAAGCGCGAGTCCAGTTTGTTATTTGTTGTTTTATTATTACTTTGTAATAGTAATAATAGAATAGTAATAGCAAAGTAATAATGATTTATGCTTTAAAATGATTAACCGGACTCGCCAGATAAACCGGACTCGCGCAGCGAGGCCAATAGGGAGGGTTCATAAGGGCGGCCCTCCGCCCTTATTTAACAGGATGAAGGGTTACCAACGTTTTGTTGGTATTCACCAGAGATATTTCCAGGTGTATTATAGTTGCAGACCCATATATATGTTCCAGGAATCGTTCTATGTGGAACTTTCGTGCATCCGATTTGTGAGGTATCTTTCCAAACAACTTGGGTAAAATGACCAGTGCCTTGATTGCATATATCAGGACCGTTATATTTGTAATTTAGGGTTGGAGGGCAACCGTTACCTCTGTTGTTGTTTAGATATTGTTGAATTTGTTGTTCTCTTTGTTGGATAGGTGTAAAAGAGATTTGGCCATTTGAAACACTAAACCCGGAACTGCTAAAATTGGGAAGATTAACTTCTTCATACCAGTCGGCAACTATATCTTCGATTTCTTTACGATAACCTTGATTACCATTATTTGGTTGAATATCGGGTCCACCCCAAGCAATGTTCTGTCCTACAGCACCATTAAATCCATTATTTTTGTTATTATTTAAGGTTAAGAATTGTGCTTTCTCACTCTGTGTAGTTGGGTGTGAAATATTTGCTAAACCACCATTCTCTGCTGGTAAACTAGCTAATTTGTTTCCCCAACTATTCGCTAAATTCTCAAGATCATTATTCCATGAAACTGGATTTGCACAATTTAATTTACGGAAGAAATTATGTGCTTTTACCCATCTTTCAGAGTCAGATAGATGTGTGGCATATTCAGGCATTGGTATAGTTCTAGGCTGTCTTGCATACATACTATTGTTGGCAGCATTATTATTATTAGAGGCTGCAGCATTATTCGAGTTTGTGGAGGCTGCAGCATTATTATTATTATTATTATTATTTTTGGCATTAGCCATAGCGTTATTTGCAATGTTAACAGCAATTTGTGCTTCGGTATTTGCTTTGTTTGCAGCGGCTTGAGCATTAACAACTTCCTGTATTAAGGGTGCACCTTCTTGTGACCCAGGTTGTACGATACTTTGAGCTTGTAAAGCTGCTTGTAAATCTTGGTCGGCAATATTCTTTCTATTAATGGCATTTTCTGCATCGAAGGCGGCTTGATTGGCGACTTGCCAAGGATCTGCTGTAACGGCAGGTACGATTGGTGTAACTGGGGAAACTACTGGATCGCCAGTAGTAACGGGTGTAACGGGTGTAACGGGTGTAACGGGTGTAACGGGTGTAACGGGTGTAACTTGAGTTAAATCGAGATTATTTAATAGTTGTAGATTTTTTTCTTGATAATTTGCTGCTAATCCGGCTTGATTTTGCATATCACTGATGGTGTAATTCGTGTTAAATTTTCTTAAAATGCGGGTAATTTCTTTTTGTGAATTGGTTATTTCTTGGGCATTATTTCCTAGAGTTATTAGTATATTTTCGAGGGATTCGCTAATATTAGAGAGTTGTTGAGCAGTGTTAACGGTATTAGATTTAAACGAGTCTGTAATTTCAGTACTGGTAAGAACTGCATTATAGAAATTTTGAATGCTATTGTTTAAATCTTTGGAAATATTAATAGCTTCATTCTTATAATTAGGTGTTACAGATAGACTAACAGAGTCATTGCCATTAATGTTGTTGTTGATGTTATTATTGATGTTATTATCATTTACAATTGGTGTGACAGGAATGATAGGAGTGGGGGTTTCTGGCATTTTGTAGACGGTGCGTAAAAGATTTGCAATGGAATCTTTTAATACACCTAATTGAGATATTGAAGCTGCAATTGGTGCACCAGGTAATGGTCCTAAAGGTGGATTTATTGGTGGTCCACTGCCAGTTCCAGTTAAGACATCAGAAGCAACATTATTAAATAAAGGGTTATGGTTGTATCCGCCAAATTGTAAATTTTTATCTACTTGTGATAAAATAACTTGTCTATTGTTTTCACTAGCCAATACTCCTGTATTAGAGGCATTAACTAAGTCATCTTGTAAATTTATGATGATTTTTTGTAGTGTTAAAAGGCGGTCAAAGTCATTATCGTTAAGTTCCATGTATTCTGCTCTATTTCTAAGAAGATTGTATTCGTTCTTTATATACTCTAGGGTAGGTAGTGGTTCATTTAAGTTGGCAATTACGGCGACTGTATTATTAGGGTCGATGGTATTTCCGTTGGCATATATAAGATAATTTCTTGGTGATCCAATACCAGCACCAGATTGACTGCATTGTTGTTGTTGTTGTTGTTGTCCCACCTTATTATTTCGAGTGTTATTAATATTATTAGTGTTATTGTTCGATTTAGTGCTACTATTGTTGTTATTTATATATAGGAATAAAAAGTATAATGTGATAATGATTATAGTTATTAAAAGTAACCACATAAACATTTGTATATATTATTGGTTTATATTATTGGCTATGATAAAAAACTTACCTTTATATAAATATATAAATATGTGGAATTGTGTGAAAGCTATTTTCTGTGTATTTGATATAGAAAATGTCAATATTTAATGATTTATATAGTTTTAATTCTAGTATGACGATATCTGAAATAGATAAATTGAGAACACGTCTTATGTTAAATATATCGGATATGAATAGACTTAAACCCAAAATTAGTAGTAGTGATTTTACACAACTTATGAACTATCATCAATATTGTTTAAATATCTTTAATACGATGATTAATACAAGGAAGGTTATGGAAGCTGATACATACGCCATAAATCAGGGCCCTTATACTGAAGATGTCTGTATAGATAATCCAGTCAGAGGTAGAAAGACATTGGTATATACGAATGATGGAAGTACGAAGATAATTGGTGAGAATGAATTGTGTAATAGAAATGAAGAATGGGAACAACAATTTACACCAAGTATGCTGGTGAATCCACCCATGTATAGCCTATCACCAACAAACGTCTGGAACATAAAGCAAGCTCAGAATATGTAATTATTCGATTTTATATGGATCTAATTCAATTAATTTTTCGATTCCGTTCCATCCATCATAAAAGAGATAATAGACTCCTAAAGGAACAGGAGGGTCTTTAACTAATTTTAATTGATTTAGAATGGATATCAGTTTTACAGATTGAGTTTTATTGCTGGATGTTGATCTATCTCTTAAATTTGTAATATAAGTATCTGGATTATATCTGATAAATAGTATTGGAGTACCACCAAAATCGTGAAATATTTGTTTCATACGACCTATCTCACAACTAGATGAATATCCTTTATGTTGGTTTTCATCTACTTCGATAATTGTTTTAAAAAGACCATAATCTATAATAAAATCTGGACGATATTTGCTACATCCACCTACAATTATTTTATCTTCTGATTCAATTGTAAATCCAGCTAATTTTATAGTTTCTCCTATAAAATTTTCTTTAGCTTTATGAACCTTATTTATATGATAATCTGCACAACTATTACATAGTTTTGTTTCTTCATTAAGCATATCAACCAAATTACAATTTTTACATGGTAATTCAATGATATTAATATCATTTACAAGTTTATGATTTTCACATCTCAATGGATAATTACCAGTATCTGTATAAAAAGGTTTTTCTTTGCATTTAAGCTCTATGCATTTTGGATTATTTTTATCATATTCATTTATAGTTTTATGAGTAGAACAATGTGTTTTGTTTCCGAACAATAGACCATAATTGGCTCTAGTTTCGCAACCAGGATGATCACACATCTTATGTTTTACATCAACCATTCCTGTATCTTTGTGCTCAACACAAAATCTTCCATGTTTACTACCTTTAATATTATAACTAGGTCTTTTGTCACAATTTATATATTCACAAACCTCGTGCGAAATATCAATCATATCTTTTTCTTTATGTGCTAAACAATAAGTTGCTCTTTTATCGTCTGGTAATCCATAATGAGGTTGTTTTTCACATTTGAGACACTGACGACTAGCAACATTAACCATTTCTGGAGTTTTATGTTGTTTGCAAAATAACCTATCTTTTTCTCCTACATTATTGAAAGAAGGTCTTAATGAACATCCTTCAAATCCGCATTTTTTGGCACGAATATCTATCATTCCTTCTAATTTGTGTGATGTACAATATAGTGCTTTGCCACTACCCATAAAATTATAGTGTGGGATAATCTTACAATTTTCAAATATACATCTTGAGTTTACAACATCGATCATTCCATCTAATTTGTGCATCATACAATATATACCTTTAGTCTTTCCTTGATAGTTAAAAATTGGCTGATTTACTTTACACCCTTGAAAAAGACAAGGTTTACTAAGCACTGGAATCATTTCAGGTAATTTATGATCAACACAGAATATTGGTTTTTTTATACCAGGAATATTGTATGATGCTCTTGTAGTGCACCCATTATATGTACATAACTGATGTGCGACATCGGTCATCCCTAATAATTTGTGAGTTAAACAATATTTTGGGTATTTAGTGCCAACTACACCATAACTTGCTCTGATTTTACATCCAACATGTTCACATATTTTATGATTCGACTTTTTCTTAATAGTTGAAATTTTATTTTCTAAAACATTTGGTTCACTCATTTTTATTGGTAATAATTTTGGTGGAAGCTTTAAAACTATTTTAGTGAGTTCTATTTCTTTTTGGTCTATAATTGGTAATTTTTGTATATGTGGTATAAGTTTTAATGGTATTTTAGTAGTTTCTACATTTAAAGCTATTTGTTCATCTAATATTAGCATTTTTTGTGATATAGGTTTTAAAGGTATTCTAGTAGATGCTATATTTGAATTATTTATGACTTTTTGTTCTGCCAATGTTGGAAATTTTTGTACAGGTGGAGGGAGCTTTAAAGGCATTAATATATAAATTAGATTATCTAATTGCTATGGCGTTATTGCAAATCTTTGTGTAAATTTTATATATTTTGGTAGAAATAAGACCATTATAGAGTATCAATTTTGTGTAAAAATTGAAATATTTTTATTAAAAAAAGATATTATTTATCTTTATTGTGAGAAATGAGTCAAGGAAAAAAGCGTGTTTACAATGAAATTAGTGCAGAAGAGGATTCAGATGAATATAAAATATTAAATGCGAATGAAATGTTGCAGCGTTCACTTTTTTGTCGTGAAAAAGTGGATAATGAGAAACATGTGAAAGAGTTTCGATATGTAAAAAATAAGATTGGAAATGCGGCAAAAAAAGGTCTTACACAAATAAAACTTCCTTCGAAACTGTTTTCCAACACAATTGTTAAACTTAAAGATGCAGGTTATAGATTTGAACATAAACAGGTGAGTCCGTTTGTTCCATGGTATTATATTATTTCATGGAATAACTAATATATTTTATTGTTATGTGAATAAAGAGTAGAAATATATTCTCTTTGTATATTTTAAATGTTTAACATAGAGACAATTGAAAAATATTGTTATATATACGATTTAAAAGAAGTTATAGTTGAAATTTTATTTTTAAATGGATATAGTAAATTCTGTAATCTTACTGATTTAAAAGTGCTAAAAAATGATAATAATGTAATGTTATTTAATGATATTAATACTAATACTTATAACAACAATAGTGATGTTAAAATAGATATCTTAATATTAGATTTAACTACTAGTTATACGAATTCTAATAATAATAATAATAATAATAATAATAGAAATGAAAAGATGTTTATGGAATATGTAAAGGGTAAGATAAGTAAATATAAGCCATTTTTAGGTATAATAAACAAGGGTAATTTAAAGTCCGTATTAGGATTACAATCTTTGATATTACAATATTATCTTGAATTTGCGGATGATTATTATTATAGTCCGAGTAATTATTTTATAGAGAATAGGGTAATATTTTCGTTTTGGACCGAACAAAACCCATTATCTGCAAATCGATTAAAATCGATTGAAAATATAAAGAAAATTACTGGTGGTAATCATAGATTAATTAAATGTGATGATATTCCGAATTTTATAATGGATAAGCATCCATTACATGAAGGCTATAAATTTCTATCTGCTGTGCACAAGGCAGATTATTTGCGAACTTATTTTATGCATTTTTATGGAGGTGGATATACAGATATTAAATCATTTACAAGGAGATGGGTGCCTGCTTTTAATGATCTTCTCTTAAATCAAGATAAACTGATAAATGGATATCAGGAATGTGCTAATGGAGTAGCACATAATCATAAATATATGTCTTTGCATACAGAATTAATAGGTAATGGAGCATATATTTGCAAACCAAATTCGGTGATAACGAAAGAGTGGTATAGTCGAATGATAAGTTTAATGGATGTAAAGCTTTCACTGTTAATATTAAATCCGGCTAAGAATGCGAGAGATTTTTATTCGAAAAAATTGGGAAATGGGGGAGGATATCCGATTGAATGGAATGAGTTATTGGGTAGGATCTTTCATTCAGTCTTATCTAATAATAATAATACGCGTTATGTGTTACAGACGGTGCCTAAATGTATATGCAAAATGTATATGTAAGAAAATGTATCGATAAAATAACTGGTAAATTTTTATCTGTTTACGATAAAATAACTGGTAAATTTTTATCTGTTTACGATAAAATAACTGGTAAATTTTTATCTGTTTACGATAAAATAACTGGTGTCGCGGAAGAGGAAGGTAAGTAGTTTATAAGAGGACAGGTGATTAAGATGGTTTTGAATCTGGCCCATACACAGTCTTTAAAGAAGAGGGTATCTTCTCCGCGAGATCTGTCGGAATATTTAATTTTCTTGAATACATGACTTTTAATAGTGGAATATCCCATTGTAATACCAGGAGGAAAGTTCTTACATAATGCTCGTATCGATTTAAGTTCTTTGTTGCGGTTTCTATTAGGAGGATTTCCGAAGACCATCGTTATAATTTGTTCAGGATTATATACTTTAATGGTTTTAATGATTTCACTAATATCTTTATCGAAGGATTTGTGATATAATGAAGTATCTGGTATATAATCGAATGTATGCATTAAAACATCTGCATTATACTCTTGCATATATTTTAGTGTAAGCTCTATCTTATATTTTGATAATGGATCATCAGCATCTATAAACATTAAAATATCGCCATTAGCGATGGATGCACCGCGATTTCGGTTTTGACCAGCATATTGTTTCTCTACTGTATTGTGGACTATGAAATTTATGTGCTTATTTTCAGAGAATAGGGGATTATATTTATTAATTAAATTATTTTTTTCTGAATCGTTAACTTGACTAATTGCTAATATAACTTCGAATGGTAAGACAGTTTGATTAAAGATATTGGAGAAGCAGTTAGGCAAATGTGATATATGTGGTGGATAACAAGGTATTATTATGGATACTTTATTTGTCATTTTTTATCCTTTATTATTTATATGATAAATAATAAAGGAATATCTTACACGCAAAGCAATAAAATAGCTTTAGCAATAAAATAGCTTTGGCAAATAACCGGACTCGCGCAGTTCATAAGGGCTCACAGCTTCCGCTTTGCTAAGTCCTAGCGGCTCCCTGCCCTTATAGTAGTGATTTTTTTAACCTTTGAATTTCTTTTAGTAAGAAGCGACGTGAATCATTGGTTAGTTTTAAAGCTATTTGATTTTCTTTTTCGTTTGTATAATAATATTACCCCTAATCTAGAAAAGAGTTATCCTTGCGATTTATTTAATCTTTCCTGTCATAGTGATGATAATATGCAAATTCTAAAGATGATTTTTCAATTCGTATACATAATATATGGTGATCTTTATTTGTATCTTGAATTAAAATATTACCTTCTTTCTGGAAATAACCTTCTATTTCTATTTCCTCAAAATTGTTCTAAGTACCAGTTGACGTGTGCCTTCTTTTGTATCACTACTTAAAGAATTTGGTAGTGCACAGGTTGGTACTTTCTTACTTTCATCTAGATTTTTACCATAATCTTTTCGTAATTGTATTTTTATTTGTATTTTTGGTATAATCTTTGATGGTTCTTTTACTTTTATCAGATTCTCTGATTCTAATTTCAGTTTTGGTTCTGTTTTTGAATCTATAATATCTGATTTTGTGCTTCTTCTATATGCTAGTGGCCGACCTTTTCCTTCTAAATAACTTAAAACTATTTTTCGCATATTTAAAACCGAATTTAAATCCCTATTTAT